CAGTGTCTTCGTCTTCAGTGTCTTCGTCTTCAGTGTCTTCGTCTTCAGTGTCTTCGTCTTCAGTGTCTTCGTCTTCAGTGTCTTCGTCTTCAGTGTCTTCGTCGTCTTCAGTGTCTTCGTCTTCAGTGTCTTCGTCTTTTTCATAATAATAATAATAATAAATACCAACACCAGAAACCACAGCTAATATTAAAATAAAACTTATACTAATCATTGATGTTATCGGGATTAAAGGGTTTGCTGACATCTTTTATATATTATTGTATAAAAAAATAATATTTATATGTTTTTTAAATTGTTAATAAATAATAATTTTATATTTATATAAAATTAATTAATAAGTTAATTTCTTGATTTTTTTTTTCTTTTTGTATATTATAAACTAATAAAAATGGCAGGTGGATTAATGCAATTAGTAGCTAACGGGGCCCAAGATTTATATCTTACGGGTAATCCTCAGGTAACTTTCTTTAAAAGTGCGTATAGACGTCATACGAACTTTGCTATTGAAAGTATCGAACAAACCTTAACACTATAGGGTTGAAAAGTAGTCAGCCATGATTATTAGGATATATCATGGGAAAACTGTAAGTATTCCTATTAATAAATAGTATAGTTTATTAAATACAGCTGCTAGTGAAGTAAGAAATTACTTTGCGACATTATCAAATTGCTGGGACACCCTTAGAGCCTTTAATACCAAGGTTATTATGGAAACATATAACTGGCCAAGATAAAACTTGGGTATGGTGACAATTTAAAGGATTGGGTAATCAGCAGCCAAGCTCTAAAGATTTCATTCATTTAAAATTAAATAATTTATTTATCAGTGATAGATAATGGGTATCATATACAAAATAGAATCTCCTTCTCGTAGAATTTACATAGGACAAACAATAAAATCAGTAGAAAAACGATGGTTAGAGCATCTTGAAGATGCCCATCGTGTTTATAAAGATCATTGTAAAATCTTAAATAAAGCTATAAGAAAATATGGGGATAAAAATTTTAAAATACAAATTATCGAAGAATGTGATAACAAAGATTTAGATGATAACCAGATTAAATATATTCAGGAATATAATTCACAAACCCCTAATGGTATGAATATTAAATTGGGAGGTAGCAATGGTAAGCATCACGAAGAAACTAAAGTAAAAATAAGTAATTCTTTAAAAGGGAAAGTGGTATCATTTGAAACGAGACAATCCCTTTCTGATACTACAAATCCAGAACTACCATTGTATCTAATCAAATATAAATGTGGATATAGAGTGTATAATCACCCCATGGGACCAGAGAAGAGATTTATTTCGTCAAAACAAACAAACGAACATAAATTACACAGAGCATTGTGTTATTTAGAAAAATTAAATTCTCTAAAAGAACCTTTGGTTATAGAATCTCGGTTATATGAAAAATATATTCAAAAACACAAAAATGGTTATTGTGTTAAATACCAATCTGAAAAATCTAAATATTTTGTTTCCAAACGTATAGACAATGATATATTATACGAATCCGCTTTAAATTATTTAAATGAATTAAAATCCAAGAGTGCAGTTCAACGACTAAATGGTAATGGGGAAAGTTGAAAACTTTTCTTAAGATATAGTCTAGCCCCCAGGTTAAATCCTGATAAATACATCGAAAGATGGGGTGTAAGCGTTAATGGTACGGTCGATTTTGGTCGCCGAATTACTACAACCTTGTCTCGTAACGGAGACTTGGTTCATAAATGTTATCTCCAGGTAGATCTTCCAACCTTGACTGGTTCTGGAACTCAAGCATGGACCCGAAACATTGGTCACGTTCTCATCGAAAAAATCGCCGTTGAAATCGGAGGTCAAAAAATTGATGAACATTATGGACAATGGCTTCATATCTGGCAAGAACTTACTCAAACTAAAGAACACGAAGATGGTTTCAACGTGATGATTGGAAACACCACTGTTTTAACAACGGAGGCTTCAAGTATCCCAGGAACTACTTTGTACATTCCTTTGCAATTCTGGTTTAATAGACATATTGGTTTGTCTCTTCCTTTGATCGCTCTTCAATATCACGAAGTCAAGATTAACATTGATCTTCGCCCATTTTCTCAATGTTATGTTAGCTCTTCTGGAACTGTCACCACCCCGGTGCTTTCTTCTGCTTCATTGTGGGTTGATTACATCTTTTTGGATACCGATGAACGTCGTCAATACGCTCAAAACCCCCACGAGTATCTTATTGAAGAACTTCAATATACCGGTGACGAATCATTCTCACAAACTTCCGCTAAGCAACGTCTTAACTTTAACCACCCAGTTAAGGAAATTGTCTGGGTTTCTCAACTTGATAGCAATGTTCAATCAGTTTCTGCTGCAGGTGGAAATGCCAATCGATGGACTGATTTTACCGATAACGGATCTGGACCAAATCCATACAACGGATCTGATCCCTTGGTCGATGCTAAGCTTCAGATTAATGGTCACGATCGTTTTGCTTCTCGAAAAGGTTCTTACTTCAACTTGGTTCAACCTTATCAACATCATACCCGTGTCCCTGCCACAGGTATTTACGTTTATTCATTCGCTGTCAAGCCTGAAGAACATCAACCTTCTGGATCGATTAACATGTCCCGAGTTGATAACGCCACTCTTCAACTTACAATGTCTAGTTCTGCCGCTATGAAATTGTTTACTTATGCCTTGAATTCCAATGTTTTACGGGTTATGTCTGGTATGGCTGGTAAAGCTTATGCGTCGTAAGTTTCTAACTATTCTGTAAAATTTAAAACAATTAAAAATAACTAAAAACAATTAAAAATAACTAAAAACAATTAAAAATTGTTTTTAGTTATTCTTTTATTTTCATCAATTCTATATAATATTTACTTAAATGATGATCAGATATAAATCTAAAACTAAAATAACCACCTATATGGTATATTTTTTTAAAATGTTTATAATAAAATATTGGTACATTTGTTATAATATCATTTCCATTGACTACACGTATAGACTCATTTATAATATTTGAAAAATCTTTGTCTCCGGATCTTGGAGCTCCAAAAGTAACTAATTGAGGTTTTATAGTCATATCTTGATCTTTTCTTGTTAAATAATAACAACAAAAAACTCCAGCTAAAGCACCTCCTAATGAATGACCTGTTACATATATCTTATTTTTATTTATATCTTTTTCTTTAATTATTTGGTTGATTTTATTCTTTATACCACAAGCTATATTATTTTCTAAAATCATATTTTCAAAGCCTCCGTGTATTTTACCAGGAATGTTAAAATCATCATCTGTTTGTACAAAATTTACATCATGAATAACGTCTTTTAAAGTACTTGTTCCTTTAAAAGATAGAATTAAAAATTCATTTGTATAAAAAACACCATAAACTAAACCACTTTCTATAGAATGTATTTCATATTCTAAACCCCAATTTTTTAAAAGAACGTTCGTTAAATGTTCATCGTCGTATTTATAAATTAATTTAGAAAGAACGCATAAAATAAGTAAAGTATTTTTTTCTGTTTTAAAAGGATGTTTAAATAATTCATAGTTGTATTCTTCGTTAGATAATATAAATGATTCATTTTTATCTACACTGTTGTCTTCTAATTTACATATATACGAATCCATTTATAATGTATGTAAATTAGAAGATAAAATAAAATATATAAAGATATCTTATTTAATGAGATTTTTTATTTTTTGAAAACATGAAATCTTATTGTTTTTTTTAAAAGCATTGTGTTTTATAGATTGTCGTTTATTATTTGTATCATTTCTTTTTTTATGAAAATTTTCAAGTGTTTTATTAATTATTAAAATATTTACTGCATCTCCTATAATACCAAATTCTCTATTTTTAATTTTTTTTGATGATAAATCTTTATAATTATTTACATTTTCAGAATATAAAGTGTATTCTAATTCGCTATCGTCTTCATCTGTAGTATAACATTCACTATCTTTAGACATATATTATTGTATATATTATTGTATATATTATTGTATATATTGTTATATAATATAATTTAAAATATTTTTAAATAAAATTTTTTAATTGTTAATCAATGCTTTTCTCATTTGTCGCGCTATAAATGAATTATCACTTAAAATTTCATAAATATTTGTTTCTTTTTCGAAATATAAGTTGTATAAATAATCTTTATCTATATGTATAAAATTTACATTAGAATTTTGTAAAAAATCTTCAAATTTAAATTCTTTAGACAACATTTTATCCATGTCAATTTTATCTTTATTCTTATCAAATTCCCCGTTTATATTTGATTTATGATGTAAAATGTTATATTTCCCATTCTTCATTTCTTGAGATACTAATTGTCTTAAGTCTTCTTTACAGAAGTCTTCTTTACAGAAGTCTTCTTTAATTTTATTTATAAATTCACCATTCTTTCTACTTGCCATTACTTTAACATCAACTTCTTCTCCAAAACATACAAAATCATAATTTTCTATATCAAAAAGATCTACAGGATTTTTAATCAAGATAGTATCTATATCTATCCAAACACCTCCGTATTTTTCTAAAAGATAAATTTTTATAAATTCAGGGTTATCCAAATTTTCCACATCTTTAATATAATTTTTTATATTAAATTCGTCTATCACTATTAAATTATATTTTTCAGAATCAATTTTCTTTTGCATTATTTTTAAAGTTAAATATAAATATTCTGTGCAATTCCGAGGCCAAAATGTAAAAATCTTTGTCTTTTCATTTGTTACTTTTTTAGTCGAATAATAATAAATTAATGCAAACGATAATAAAGAAAATACCATTAAAATCCCTAGCATATCTTAATTAACAATCTTAAATAAAATATTTTTAAATAAGTCAATCTATGATAATTATTTGTTCATAGATTTTACATTATCCATATATTTTTTACATGTATCAAGATTTTTTTTGATCCAGTCCATGCTTATATCTGAAAGCAACATTTTCTTTTCAAAATTTATTTCTGATTTATTTCTTTCACTATTGTTACTATAAACTTCCTCGAATATTTTTTTGAATGTTCCTGGGATAATAGTATCAACTTCGGTTATCCGTGAATCTATATTGTTATCATTTGTTAAAGACGATAATTTCATGACTTTCTCAAGATTACTACATAATTCTTTAGCGTTTTTAGTTTGATTTTTATTAAAAAAATTAATTGTTCCTTTTCTTTTTATCATTTTATGTATAAATATTAATTATGAAAATAATTTTAAAGAATTACTTATAATTAGTATTTCTAAGTTTTTTAATAACAGTTAAAGTTATTCTGGTTTTATCCCATTCCGAGGAGTCTTTAGGTATAGCTTTACTTAACATTTTTTTAATCCCTGGAATATCAGTTTCTTTAAATATTTTTTCAATACGATCATCGGTAGTAACAGATTTTGGTTGTTTAGAGATCATAATACCCAATGCCTTATCTAACTCGTCAGGAGAATATTTTAATGGTTTAGAAGTTAATTTTGTCGTAAATTTTTTATTATAATCTCTTATAACCCCCATGATAGCTATTTTTTTCTGAGATTCGATTGATTCTCTGGAAGCTAATCTATTACGTTTTTTAGATTCAATAACATCCAGTTTGAATTTAACATCATCTGTAAATAATTGTGAGTCAACTATATTGATAATTTTATTAACTTTTTCGTTAAAAGACAAAGAAGAATTTTTCAGAATTAAAACACCTAAAGCTTTATTAAGTCTTTCAAGAACTTCTTCTGGTGATGGTTTTTTGTATTTTGAAGTAGGCGACTTTTTAGAAAAGTCAGTCATTTTAATAAACCCTTTAAACATTTTTTATAATAATATATTCTTATAAAAAAAATCGTTTATTATATCAAATTAATTTGTATATTTTTATTTATTATTATATTATTATATTAATAAATTAATATGCCTAGAATACATTCAACACCAAATATTGAAAGAATAGCTATATTAGATAACGAGAGATATGATCAATACCATGAAAGTCCTACTGGAAAAATGATGACATTATATTACGCAAATTGGACTATTTACGGTAGAAATTTCCCACCTTCTAAATTACCTATAGATTATATACCGGAGATAGCTTATGCTTTTTTTGATGTGTCATCTAAAGGTGATATAACATCTCTTGATGCTTATGCAGATTTTGAAAAAAGATTCACAACACCTGAAGAAGGAGTTAAACCTTTAGATAATTGGAGCACAGAAGAAGATTTTTACGGATGTTTTGGACAATTTTTAAAATTAAAAAGACAAGGAAAAAAATTCAATTTACTATTATCATTAGGCGGATGGAGTAAAAGTAAATATTTTTCATCTGCTGTTTTGGAAGAAAACAGAAGCAATTTCGTATCTAATTTAATTAATATCTTTGAAAAATACCCTATTTTTTGTGGAGTTTCTTTAGATTGGGAATATATAACAGATGATGGACAAAATTACGGTAACGCAGGGAATGAAGCTAGACCAGAAGATGCAGACAATTTTAGATTATTTGTCCAGTTATTAAGGTCTCGGCTAGATAGAGAAGGTAAAAGCCAATATAAAATTACAGTACCTTGCTCTGCTAATCCTGAAATGGCTAAAAAGATGAAACTTCAACAATTACACCCGTATATAGACGTGTTTGATTTGATGCATTATGATTTTTCTGATGGAAATTGGGGAGAAACTACTACAGCTCACCATACAAATATGAGAAAATCTGCATATTCAAGATTTTCTGTAGAAGAATCCACAGAAGCATATTTAGCCGAAGGAGTTCCTCCGAATAAAATAATGGTAGGTGTAGCTTTTTATTCAAGAGGATTTTCTAATAGTTCTGGTCCTGGGACATCTGCATCTGGAGGAAGTGCTGATATGTCATGGGAAAAAGGGGTGGTAGATTATAAAGATTTACCTAAACCTGGTGCTACAGAGTATTGGGATTCGGAATGTATGGCTCCGTTTTCTTTTGACCCTTCAAGAAAAATTTACAATTCATATGATAACGTAAATTCTGTTTATGAAAAATGTAAATATGTTTGGGATAAAAAATTAAAAGGATGTCTTGTCTGGGAAGCTTCGGGTGATTTATCACAAGATAACCCTAGATGTCTAACAAAAGCTCTTTATAAATATTTGATAGAAAATGATCCTAGAACTTTACCACCTCCTGTATTACCTCCTTTATTTTCAAATCAATCACCTCCTGTTCCGTCTGTTCCGGTTACCCCTCCAAAACCTGATACACCTAACGCGCCTGTGTCACCAGATTTAGACGGTAATCTCTGGGGTATTAATAAAAATTACATTAAAAATCAAATCGTGGAATATAAAAATAAAATTTACATTTGTATTCAACCCCATACTTCTAACAGTAACTGGGCTCCAGATACGACACAAGATATTTTATGGAAATTGAAAGGTGCAGTTCCTGAACCTCCAAAAGAAGAACCTCCTAAAGAAGAACCTCCTAAAGAAGAACCTCCTAAAGAAGAACCTCCTAAAGAAGAACCTCCTAAAGAAGAACCTCCTAAAGAAGAA